GGGGGTGCCGTACCACCCGTTTCATTCAATCCGGAAAAGCACAGCGAGTTATCTGAAGCGGGCAGGAATCTCAGCCAAGAAACAGCTTGGTCACAGCAGCGAGGAGATGGCCGAAACCCACTACTACGACGAGGAGATCACGGGACGCGAAAGCAACCTGGACTACCTGCCAGACATTTCTCAGCGGCCGGAAGACAGGCCCGACGCTGGGCCAGGCAAGCCAAGGTAGGATACTTCTTCGCCCTGCGGAGTGGTGCAAGTTGGTCTTCAGGCGGCCGTAATCACTCGGTGCCTATGGCCAGCGCGGAAGTAGCATCCTGAGAAAATCGGGAGATGCGGGTGCAAATCCCGCCTCCGCAGCGGCTTTTGCATGACAGGCACAGGAGAGCGGCCGGGGTGAAAGGTTAAGGCCCCAGCCGCTCAATCCTGGCCCGGATCAGTAAGAAACCGGCGGCTCGTTTTCTTTCATGGCCGCAGCCACCGCCAGCAGCTGCCACTCGGCTTTGAGCCGTTGCACTTCTTGCAACAAGTGAATCACGTAGCCGGCCAGCGTTCCGCTTGTGCCCGTGTACGCACCCTGGAAGCGGCGGGCGGCCTGCTCCATCGTCGCAAGGTATTCGGGCGTCAGCGGCTCAATCGATGTAGTCATCGGCGTAGTCCCCTATCACCTCAGCCACATGCGTTAGCAGCAGGGCCGGAAGCCCGATAGCAATAGCAAGGATGGATAAGGCCCACGCGGCAGCGTTACGCATTCTTGCCCTCATCGAAAAGCACGATCGCCAGCAGGCTATACGCCGCGAGATCCAGCAGCGTGTCACGCACGCCTTCGTGGACGAGCCGGCCCGTCTTGCAGAACGTTTTCAGCCGCTGCACTTTGTCAGCCACGCGAACCATGCAGCCGCGCCAGGCTTCGATGCCGACGAACTCAGCGCCCTGGCGGATGTTGGCTAGCGGGTCGCTCTCGCTCCCGTAGTCCTGCGACTTGCTCAGGTGCAGCTGCCGCAACTCCTCGAGCAGTTCCAGAAACGGGAGCGATCCGGGCCGCTGCTCGTGCGCGATGCCGTCGCCGGCCAGACGCTCCAGGGCTTCGTCTAGTTCGTCTTGCGACAGGCCAGCCCGGTGCAGGTGGTGCTCGTGCAGCAGATGCTCAATGTATGGCTCATCAACGTGTTGCGTTTCCTCGGTACTTGCATCAATGTGCCTAGGTTCTGTCGCCTCCTGAGACACGTCGTACCACTCCTCATGCGGCTTGCCTGCCGCCTGGGCCTCGCGGCGAATCTGCACAGCAGCACGCAGCAACTCGTTGGCGTCTTCAATCGTGGTTGTCATGGTTTCCCTTTCTTTCGTGATTCGCGAATTGCGAAAGCAGCAGTCTGCGTCCCGCGTCAAGCCGTCCGCACCGTGCCGTCGCTCATCACTCGGAAGTTTTGCACGTCAAAGGCACCGCCCTTGTGAACGGTGGCCATGGCAAATCCCCAGTTCCACCGATTGATGCGTGCGTAATCGGGCCGCAAGTCGCATAGGCACCCGGTGCTCCACGTTGCTGTCTCTCGGTGCCACATATCGGATTCGGCATGATTACTCGTGCGGTGCGAATGGCCAACAAGTCCAGTCGAGCCAGTCCGCAGGAACACGCCACGGGCCACGTTTACCGGCGCTGCAAAACCGCTTGGCAACTCGTGGCCGTGCAGCACTGGAAGCTTTCCCAGCATGACGGGCCGCTTGTCCTCAACGAGCGTGACGCCGTGCTTGTCTAAGTCCAGCCACACACCAAGGCTCATGCGGCGATCGTCGCTGATCTCCGCTGCGTGCTGCCACAGCCAGTGCGTCCACCTCTCTTCGTGGTTCCCAAGCTTGTAGACAATCGGAATGGCAGGGAACGTGTGCCGCACGTACTCAATGAACGTCCGCACCGCCTCGAGCTCGCCCTTAAAGTCCCGCTGCGACGGGTCTTTCATGTACCGGCTGATGGCGTAGAAATCCGCAATGTCGCCATTCAACAGCAGACCAGACAGGTTCTGATCCTTGAGAAAGCCGATGGCCGCAGCCACGGCGATCTCAGAGTGATACGGCACATGCACGTCACTGATGATGCCAACAGGCCCGAGCACGTTCATGACGTGCGGCGTCCACGTCCCTGCCATGCTCTTGGGCATCGCTCGCTGCTCGCCCGCTTCTCGCTTTGGCCGTGGACTCACGGACTTCACCTGTTTTCGGTTTTTGACGCCGTTGACGCCAAACTGGCGAGAGATCCGTTTGCGGGCCTGGTCAATCGTCAGCGCACCGTTGGACTCACGCACCAGGCGTCGGGCCAGCGTCCTTGCAGGGGCGTCTGGGTGCTTGCGGCAGAGCTTCTTGGCTAGGTCAGTGATCACGTCACCCGCCATCGTTCACCTCCTTGTAGCCGAGCATCGTGAGCACTCGCCTCTGCACGCGGGCGGCCTCGGTGATCGCCTCTTCGCTGATGTTGGGTCCGAGACTCGCGTGGAGCAGTTCGTGCAGGATCGTCTCAAGCCTTTCCCCGCCGCGAAGCTTTTCGTCAATCAAGATGCGGGGTCGCTTGGCGTTGTCAAAGAATGTCCAGCCGCATGCGCCACCCTTGAGCCGCGTGAAACGCAACAGCCAACGCTTGCCGTCAATCGTGACGTGGTGATCGTCTGCCACGGCTCGCCCTTTCGCTTACCACCGTAGCGGGGGCGTCAACCAATGCCGATGCGGCGGCCAAGTTCGTTCAGCTGCTCCTGACGCTTGTTGCATCCGCAGTCGCCGCCAGCCAGGGCAGAGACACGCTCTTTGGTAATGCCAATCGCGGAGAGCCCGGCGGCCACCATGTCGCCTAGGCCGGGCTTTGGCGGCTCTAAGACGCCAGCGTGACACAGTTCGGTCAGCATTTTGTTTGCTGACTCTCGAAGTGATCCGTGATGCTTGTAGCCGTCCTTTGCCACTCGAGGGTACGAAAGGTGGTCAATGTCTACCTCAAACACGCCGCCGCCCAAGTGATTTGTGAGGCACGGGCGTATCTCATCTGCGGTGTAGCCACGCTGTGCGGCACGAAACGCAACGTCAAAGGCACGAAGTTTCATGGTGCGCCAAGTACAGTTAGTTCGGGAGTTGTGTACTTACACGGGTCAAAACATCCGGTGCCGCCGCATGTGTCATCTGTGGTGAAACCAAACAAATCCATAGAAATGTCTGGCGCGCTGCCGTCGTAACATTGCGACAAATAGCAGTCGTACAACTCAGAAGTGTTTAGGATTTCAAACTCAAAAAAGCCCCCAAAGCCATCTTCCCTGAATCCGACACCAGTAAACTGAACACTAATCCAGAAATGCTGCTTGTACCCACATGCAGAAGTTGGATTGCCAGGGAAAATGTATACGCTGATGGATTTGCTGGTGGCTTGCGTGTAACTTGCAATTCCTTCTCCGTACCGGCCGGTGGTGTCGCAAACCTGGAAGTCTACGTTCTCGGTGGCGTAGTAGGAGTCCACGCCGCCTTGAATCACTCGCTCCGTAGTTAGCCCGCACCACTCAAAGACAAGCGTGATGGTTGGTGTTGGGTCAGGTACCGGAAACTGGCTGCCGGTGCATTCGTCTCCTTCGTTAAGAACGCGAAACCCAGTCTCGTCGCAGCAGCACTGCGGGCCAGGAGGAGGAGCACCGCAACAGCAACCTGCGCTAATCCCTAACGCCCCGGCCTTTTGAATCAGTTTGCCGTTTTGCACGTACAGCGGCATGGCTACCTCAGGCGGTGGCGCACGTAGCGACGGCGACAGAGAACGACTGCGTAGCCGTGGACACAGCGCCGAAGGGTTTTGTCGTGAACTGCAGGGCCGCCGTGGTCAGATTCACGTCAGTCACGGCGTAGTTCATGTCCCACTGCCAGTTGATGAGCCGCCAGGCGGTGCCCTCTCGCCCAATGACGCAGTTCCGAGTGCCAGCACTGGGCAGATTCATCAAGTCGTTGGTGGCGTTTGCCGTGCCTGTCATGTATTTGTAGGTGACGTTCTTCGTGCCACCGATTGACCACGAGCCGGTAAACGTGGCTGTGCGAAACAAAGCGATGCCGCCAAACTGCGGATGGTCAAAAGTCAGCCCCGGCTGGTTCCGGTCCCCGGCCTCGACGGTGCGAACCGCCTTGGCAATCCGCTGCGCCGCCGGGCGAGAGAACGACACAAACGACTTGCCAGCCGCCTGCCCTGCGCCGTTGCTTGCTCCCTGCTCAGACACGCTCAGCCCTCAACGATGCTGATCACCAGCTGCGTGCCGGTAAGGTTGGCTTGGGCCGCGTAGTTGCCCGCAGCGAGCCGCCCTACGGCAGCCTCGCCGCCCCTCAAAGACACGCAGGGCACAAGAGCCCCTGCGGATAGCTGCCCGAAAGAAACGGTCGCAGTGGCCACCGTGGACAGGTTGCGAGCGAAGAACAGGCCGACGCTAGACATCGTGGCCGTGGTGATCGCCACCGTGCCGGCGGCGTTCGTTCCCGGCGTAAGCGTCAACGTGTTGATGCCGCTGGCACTGCAGTCAGCTGTGACGCCAGACGCCACCAGGGCTTGATTGAGCGAGCCCTTGGCCAGCTGGGCGTTGATGTTCCACGTTAAGTCTGGCATGTCTGCTCCTACTGCTGTGTGGGCGTTCCGAAATACTGTTGAAAGTTGACGGCTTTGTGGACACGGCGAACGAGCACGGTGGGGGCACCCGTGGACAACGCGCCGGCTGACGTGAGCGGCTGCGGATTGCTGGCTGGAACTTTTTCGATTGGCTGCCCGCTGCCTGGGTCGTAATCGACAGTGACTCGCCTTTTCGTGCCGCCACTCAGAAAGTTCCAGCCGACATTGGGCAGCTGCAAAGGCCAGCCGTCAGGGCGATACTCAAGCGTCACCTCGACTTGCCAGTAGCGGATCTCGATTTCGTTCACTACCTCGACGGCCGGGTTGGCTGCGATGCCCGAGCACTTCCACGTATACGGATCGCCGCCTAGGTACGCAGACAAGTTCACGGAGTTCGTCACCGTGGTGGCCAACGCATAGTCGAACGTGGCACGGTTGCCGCTGATGGACGCCTGCAGCGTGCTGATGTCGGTCGTGGCCCCCTCGAAGAAATCGTTAGCAGAGTTCTGAAGCGGTGCGAGCGTGTCACCCTCGTAGTAGTAGAGCGCCGGCACCTGCAGGCCGCCCGTTGACCATTTCCATATGTCGGCCCGCGACAACGGGTTGGGGTCTACGTTCGCCTGCTTGGGCAGCTCGTAGTCCCACGTCACTTCGTAGTGCCAGCGTGAGCCGTTGTAGTTGGCCACGCTGACGTTCATTGCCTTGCAGTAGGACGCTTCCGGGTGAGCCTGCAAGAACACCACGCCAGGATAGTTGGCAATGTCCGTCTGCTTCGTCGTTGGGTCATCCACCTCAACAACGAACTTGCGCTGAAATACGGGCGGCTCGCCAAACTTCCGCGAAGCGGCGACGGTGGCTAGCTCGGTGAATGAAGTAGCAGCCATTACGCAGCGGCTCCCAAGATGTCCACCTTTTCTTGCTGCAACGCTCGAAGCTCGCCACGGATCTCGTCAAGCTTCTGAGTCTGCTTGCGGTACTCAGCGATGGCGGGATCTTCGCGGCCCGTGGCCAAGGCTAGGAACTGGGCCATGCCCTCGCTAGAGCGAACGTCGTTGGCCTTAAGTGCTTCGTTGGACTTGCCGCCGAGAGCGGCCTGACGCTCAGCAACCACCTTGTCGATGTCTTCCTGCTTAGCGGCCACCTTCTCGTCAATAGCGGCGGCCTCCTTGGCTCTTCTTTGCTGTTCTTTTGCTGCTTCTTCGGCGGCCTTCTCGGCGGCCTTGGCTGCTTCTTCTTGCTCTTTCCGTCGAGCGTCTGCAATTGCTTGCTCGTTGGCTCTGCGAGCCTCATACATCTGGAGATCTCTTTCAGCCTGCTCGTTGTCCGCTTTTCTACGAGCATCTGCTATAGCTTCTTCGTTTTGCCGTCGTGTTCCATACATCTCTAGTTCAGCGTCTAGGTTGTCCTTTGCTGGCGAACCCGCAGCGTCTGCACCGGCTTGTTCCGCGCCGGCCGCAGCCTGCGCTGCTGGCTTCTCGCCGCTCGCAAACGCCCGGCCAATGATTGGCACTTTTGACATGAAGGCGTAGAAGTCTTTGATCTTCTGGCTCGCCCAGTCAATCTGTTCTCCGATGTAGCCAAAGGCCGCATTCATTCCGCTGCGGATGGCCTCCACGACGTTTGTGAGCCCGACAATGAACGGCGACAGGAAGGTTTGCACAACCGCCCCGGCTACTTTCAGCACAATGCCAAGGGCTTCTCCCAGCACTCCAATAAGCTTCAGCACGCCTTCCACAACCGTTCCAAGGAGCGTGGCCACTGGTGCAAATGCTTGAGCGATTGGCGACAGAATCGACGTGATGCCCTCGATGACGCCGCTGATCCCGTCCGTAAAGCCAGCAAGTCCGGATTGAACGGCCGCAAAGGCTCCGATGAAAGGCGTCACGAACACATCGGCCAGCCCCGCGAAAGCGCTCTCGGAGCGTTCGCCGGCAGCAGTCGCCTCTTCCATGGCAAAGGCTAGGTTGTCCACCTGCTGGGCCTGCACCTGGCCAAGCTCAGCGTTCAGCGATTCCAGCGAGACGGTTCCGGCCGTGATCGCGGCTGCCATCTCAAAGGCTCGGTCCTTGGCATTCAGAAACGCCTTGCCAAGATTCATCGCAAGCAATGCTCCGCCGATGAGCGGATTGCTCAGCCCCAGCACAGCAGCTGCCGTAGTTCCGGCGGCACCGCCACCGAGGGCCAGGCCGATGCCAAGAGCCTTGGCGGCAAGAATCATCGTGCGGGCAGCCATGGCACCCTTAAGGGCACCAAGGGCAAAGTCTTTGAGCCCAGCAGGATTACGAATGGCGCTGAACAGTTTCCACTGGAAGTAGGTGTAGGCAATGTCTTTGCCAAACGCGATCACGCTGACGCCAGCATCGGCCACGCTCTTAGTGGCATCGCCAATCCCACCAATCGCACCGCTTAGGCCGTTGACGATCCGCTCAGTGACGCTGGCGGCACGCGCCATATCGTCTACGCTCGAGGTGGCCGCCTTGAGTTCTGCGTCAGCCTTAGCAACGGCCCTGCCGTAGACTTCTTGCGACAGGATGCCCTTCTGCATCATCGCGTCGAGCTTGCCGATCGTGTCAGCGTACTTCTCGGTGGGCGTCCGCAGTTCTGCCGTGATCTTCGCCGCCTGGCGAAACTCAGCAGCCGTGGCCTTTGCACTGGCCCCAACCTTGGCCAACTCGCGGTCTGCCTGCGCAACGCCAGCTGCTACGCCATCGGCGTTTGCACTCAGCTGAAATGCTAGGTCAAGTTTGGCCATTGTTTTGCGGTCTTAGCTTTCCGAGCTCTGCGGCAATCTCAGCACCTGTCATTGGCGGCCGACGAATCGGCATGAAGTCCTCGGGCTTTGGTGTCCTGCCTTTGACGTGCGGGGCTATCGCCAACGCCGCCAGCATTCCAGTCTGCTGCCACTCCCTGCCAAACGGCTCCACGTACCTATCGAACGCCATCCACTCTCTCAGCAACGTCACCGGCATTGCGTTGACGTATTCCCAACTCCAGCCAGTCGCTAACGCCAAACGAAACAGGAAGGCCCGGTCTGGCCGGGCTCTCAGTTTTTTGCCAGTTCCTCAATCGACTCATCGGAAAGGTTGTTGTGTTCCATGGCGGCCTGCCAAACGCGATTCACAACCTTGGCAGACTTTGCCGCCAGCTTCGCAACGTCGCCGTTATCAAAAAGCCGGTTGCCCTTGTCGTCAACAAGGCACCGCACCAGAAACTTGGAGCGGAAATCGTCAACGCCCGTTTCCTTTTTTCGCATCCACTCGTTTTCGTAGGCGTCACGCTCTCCCACGCTCATAACTCTCACGTACACATCACCACCCCACTCGGGCACGGTGAGCTTGAGCATTCCCAAATCGTCAGCGGCAAGAATCTGTTCTTTTGTCAGAGACGGCATGGCTACTCCGTAATCTTGAATACTGCGGTCCATTCCTGCAGTTCACCCACGCTAGCATTCCAGGCAAGCGATTGAAGGATGGATTTGCCAGACGAGAACGACGCGCCGGGGGCCGTGATTGAAAGTGCGCCGGTCATCGTGACGTACGACGGACTCATAAAGGTTACCGTGCTGCGACATCGCACCGTGACGGTGCCATAGTCGCCGTCTGCGGACTTGAACCGCTTGTCGCGCCCTTGGTAGCTCTTGGGCGTTACCTCAACAACGTCCGCAGAAACGCCGTCAACAGAAATAGAAATTACCTCAGAGAGCGCAGTGCTTCTCCAGGTAACGGTTGCGCCTTGCGAGACATTCGCCACGACGGCCTCCCGTCGTTACGACGCCTGGACCTTGAAGGTGTAGTTGGTCTTGACGAGCTCGCCAACGGCGTAGGCCACGCTGACAGACGAAACGGTGGCGGTGTATCCCGTGAAACCGGCGAAGTTCAGCGCGCCACTGCTTCCAATCGTCACCGTCGAGTTGGTGAGCGCGAAGCACTCAATGCTGATCTCGTCATCTCGCAGAGCAGGCGTCTGGTACAGACGATTCTTGCCGCTGGCAACGCCTAGATGCGTGCAGTCCAGCAGATCGCCGCCGGGCGTAACGCTGACGCTGGTGACGGTGTAGGTGGAACCGGCAAAGACGAAGTTGCTGCCCTGCGAATCGGCTGGCATCGTGGCCTTCTCCTAGTGAGTTATGGGCGGCAAGCCCTATTCACAAACTAGGCCATGCCGGGGCAACCCTTGCAGTTACTCAACGCCGTCTATGGCATTCTGCATGACGGCTTCAAGGTTGGCTTGAAGTGTTGCCTTCATGGCCGCCTTGTTTTGGTAGTAGGCCAGCCACGCAAACCGGCGGGCCACAACTTTCCCACGGCCTGCACGGGGGGGCGTGCCAAGTTCTAAGTACGGGCTGTGCGGGGCCACGCCTGACTTGTAGCCAACAAGTCCCACAACCGTCAGGCGGGCCTTGCCGCCATATTTCCGCACCACAGTCCCAGGCGATGAGCGCAGCCGGCCGGTACGAGCCTTGACCGCCGAGACGTTCTTGCGAAGAGCCCACAGGGCAGGCTGTAGTGCGTGCTCTACGGCCTCTACCACCTCAGACGGCTCAACTTGAAAGGCGTCAGCCAACGCTTTCTCTTTGAGCCAGCGAGCATCTTTCTGCGTCGTGTTGATCTTGAACGTGACTTGCCGGGCCATCACGTCGCCTCATTAATTCTAAAATCAAACGTCTGGACCACTGAGTAGTACGGCAGCATCTGGTCATCGGCTGGTAAGTCCACGCCGTCAGCCTCGCTCTGTAGCGTGCTCCGTTGGATCGTCACGCCAGCCGTCGTACCCGTCCAGCCATCCACCGCCAGGCGTACCGCTCGAGCAATCGACTTAACCGACGTGTACGACGTGCCGTAGGTGGTCAGCTGCAGCGTCACCACGGGGTTGCCGACGTTGCCGGCCAGAGACTGCGGACGCTCAACGGCGGTGCGTTGATACACGACAAGCGGCAGGGGCGTGCCCTGTGGGGCAATGAGCGGATACACCCGCGAGCCAATGAGCGAAGAAACGGCCGTCTGGCTTGTCAGGCGGGAGTACAGAAACGCTTCTGGTGCTTCGGGAAGGCTCATGCGTCACGCTTCTCCGTGCAGATGATTTCTTGATGCCGCAGCCTGTCCCGCTCAAGCACCTGCCCAATCTCTAGCGTGCGGCTGCGGTACTGAATCCGCATGGCACTCGTGAGCCCGTCTAGGTAGCGGATCTTCACCCGGTGCGTCATAAAGCCCACCGTCTCGGCAAAACGCTCAGTCTCGCGGGCAGATAGCGAATCAACAGACGCCCACACGGTGGCGAATGTGGTCCACGTCAGCGTTGGCTCGCCCACCTCGTTCTTGGTGGTCGTGGCCTGCTGAATCGTCACGCGGGTCCACATGTCACCGGCCGAGAGAGTCACTGATAGGTGCTCCGAGTGCCTAGCAACGACGTGACTCCAAAAGGGATTTGGGAAAGCGCCGTTTCCGTAGACGCATCACGGTTGCTCCACAGATGCCCAACCATCAGCTTGATTGCGGACTTCACGGCGGCCATATTGAGCGTGCCGTATCGCGTCGTGTCGCTGGCGTCGGTCCAGTACGTTGTCGGCCCCGCCCACCACGTCACCTCAACTGCGTTCTGGTCAACAAGGTGCGATGGCCACGTTCCGCCGTACAGCGGGCGAGCAACGGCAGGCGTCGAGTCGTAGTCAGCCCGGTAGAGCGACGATGACAGCGTGGTGAGTGACGAGCCTGCGGTGGGCTTGTACTTGATCACCACCGGGGCTGACACAATTCCTCCATCAGGATCAAAGTAGTTCGGCGATGCCGGGGGCCGTGGTAGCTCAACGTCCAACTGCGGCACTACGCCCTGGCGGCCATCAATGTTGTTGCCGTCTGCTTTCAGCCCAAACTGCACCGGCGAGCCAATGGCCCCGTAGAAAGAGTCCATTAGCATCGTGTACTTTGAAACGACGAAAGTCCTATCGCAGTAATCCTCTGCCCACTTGCGGGCCGTCGTAATCAGGGCGGAAATCAAATCGTCATCGTCAGAGTTGTCGATGCGTAGGTGCAGCTTCGCCTCGGCTAGCGTGACTGGCTCAGAACCTTGCTCGTAGCGTATGAGGCTGCGGTATCTCATCGGCGCTTTCTCCTACGCGGGGCGTCTGCGGTTTCCACGTCGCGGTGCTCAACGGTCGCCACCTCGAGCAAGGGCTGCTCTTCGACGTGATTGACGGCGTAGCCATGCAGCACAAGGCTCTTGGCTGGCCCCTTGTCCATCACGATTACGTCACCGCGCCTGTACGCTTGGTAGGGCCGCACGAAACGGATACGCGCTTGGTCATCTCTCATGCGTTCATTTCTCCGTGCTCAATGCTGCCCCACGCCTCAGGCGGCCTGCGGCCACCCTTGTTCCAGTAGTCGCTAGGCGATTGGTAGACGGGTTTGAGGTCTCTTCCCGGCCAGTGAACTTGGAGTTCCGCGTGGCCAATCGCCACCTGCGGGGCGATGCCCAGCGTGTTGCCAGCGGCCTTGAACTGACGCCAGAAGTGAATATCTGGATCGGTTCGCGTCACCTCGCCGGCAGGCGCGTCTCCCCAGTGCCCATCTGGCCGGGGCGTGCCTAAGAACCAAGGCGTTGCCGTCCGCTTGAGTGCTGACGATCGAATGAGCGTGCAGCCAAAGTGCGCGGTCTCGACGGGCTGTATCACCGCCTCAAACCATGCGTTTGGCAGCTGCACCTGGCCAATGGTGCCGTCGTGGCCCTCAGGCGTGAACATGGGCACGCCCTCGTCACGCTTCGTCTGCAGCGGGGCCACAGCGTCATATCCGCTAATAAGGGCCGCCGTCATCAGCCGCTGGATGGTGTCGGCCTCGTAGACGCTGTCGAAGTCCACCACCAGCACCCAGTCGGTGCGTTCAATCATGTCTAGAAGGACACGATCTAGGCATTGCTCCCAGAACGCACCAGTGAACTTGGTGGGCCGAATGTTCAGCGGCAGCAGCGACTGCATCGTGCAGAAGAAGTTGTCTTGAAAGCCTAAGCGGGGCACAGAGAACGCCGCTTCAACTCGCAGATCGTGCTCGATGTTGCCAACGCGAAACTTCACGAGTGCTCCTTGGTAAACGCCAAACGGGCGGCCGGGCGAACCCAGCCGCCCGCTCTTGGGCGTTTTACTATGCGTGTCCAGCGTCAGACGCTGGCGACGTTGTTAACGTTGGCCTCGGTCACAGTCACGGCGTGGCTCTCGCCCTTCGACAGCCGGGCGCTGCTGATGACAGCAACCGTCGTAGACGGGCTGACCACTACCGTCAGGTAACGCTTGCGGCCACGCAGGTCCACGTTGAAGCGGGCGATGCCGCCAACGGCAGCCCCGGTGCTTGCGCCGGTCGCTGCAATCGTGAAGTCCGTGCCGCCGACGAGCCCAGTAATGCTGGTGGCCGCGGTTCCTTGGCTCGCCGTGTCCGACTCGCCAACCCGAAGCACGCTTGCCAGCGAGACGTTGGACGCCGTGAAGGGGCTGAAGATCACGTCCACGCTGGCGTACTTATAGCCCAGCGTGTCGATTTCGTGAGTAAACGTCGCACTGGCCGCCACGCTGGTCGTGACGCGGGCAACGCTCTTGGTACCGCTGGCATGATTCATGGTTCAAAGTTCTCCAGGGAATGGTGAGTCAGGTTCAGGCGAGCTTGAGAGCCACAACCGGGCCGGCTTCAGTGGTTGAGCCGAGCGAATGCACGTTGATGTCGAGCCGCTGAATCGCACGGAAGGCAGTCTGATCAGCCTCAAAGTAGCGATCGGTGCTCGTCGCAACTTGCATGTCGGACTTCACCGCCATGATGCCGGCCAGCGACAGGTCGCCAACGTAGGCAGCGATGGTGCCAGTGGTCGGGGCCGCAGTCATCTTGAGCACCCACACGACCGGCAGGCCAAGGAACGTGTTTGGCGTGCCCTGGGCGAGGTTGGCCGCCGTGTTGCCGCCCGCCAGAGCACCGATGGTGCCGCTGCCAGCCGTGCCACTCGACAGCATCATTCGCTGCACGCTGTTGTGGTAGACGCTCGGGTGCATGTACCAGGCCGAGGTGCCGATTGCGTAACGGGGAAGCTTTGCCAAGCAGGCCAGGTAGTCATCAATGTCCAGGCTGGCAATCGTGGTGTTGCCGGTTGCCGCCGACTGAATCGACGCGGTGTGCGTGCCATCGTCGATCTGAGCCAGACCACGGATGCCGCCGTAGGTGCTCGTACCGGTTCCGTTGAACGCCGCATCGTCAATCGCGGCCGAAAGCGAGGTGGCGTATTCCTGGGCGAGCCAAGACGCAACCGAAAT